CATTTATATGAAATGTGGTTCCATGCCGTGGATCGCCTTGTCATTTGGGTGGAACGTTGCCTAACCTTTTATAAAGGAGAAAAAATGAGATCGCCAAAAATACCTACTGGTAAGGGAAAAGTTTTCAAAAAGCAGTGGAATAAATTAATAAAAATAATTACGTCAAAAGAAGACTTTCATGACAATTTAGTAGATCAATTATCAATTCTTTGCGATCTCTACCAAGAGTATCACGATCTATCACTATTCATCAAAGAGAATGGATACTCCATTATAACCGAAGGAAGATATGGATCTCAAATTAAAAAACTACCAGAAGTAGAACAGAAAAATAAAGTACTTGCTGAAATCAGAATGTACTCAAAAATGCTCGGAGTAATTTCTGCATCTGGATACGACTCTAAAGGTCCAGAAGATAATGAGTGGGAGTAAAATAAAATGGAAAGATATTCCAGGTTATGAAGGCTACTACCGAGTTTCCGACATAGGAATTATTGCGAGTTGTACTCGCTACATAAAAAGAAAATCAAAAACAGGTAGAACTGAAAAAGTAAAACTCAAAGGTTATATTCTTAGACCTAAAATTTCTAAAGATGATTATGTAACCGTCAACTTAAATAAAAACGGTAAAAAGAAAAAAGTTCTGATTCACAGAATTGTTCTCTTGGCGTTTGAAGGACCACCACCAGAAGGTCATCATGTCAAACATAAAGATTTTAATTCTTTAAATAACATGCTTGAAAATTTAATGTACGTTACAAAGAGAGAAGTTTCTAAAATGACAACCGAAAAAGTAAAACAACTTAGACAATTAAAAAAAGAAGGCTTATCTTTTCGTGAGATAGCTGAAAAATTTAATATATCACACACACAGGTTGGAAGAATTTACAATAAGGAAAATTGGGATGATATTTAATAAAAAGAAATATCCCAATTGTTATAAAGCTTTTAAATATGCTGATGATATACTAGAAGGGAGGATCGTTTCGTGTTGGCAAGTGTTTGCAGCTTGTGAAAGGTTTAAAAGGGATTTAACTAATCCTAAATTTTATTTTGATTTTGATAAAGCTGAAAGAGTTTGTCGACTTGTTCAAAAGTTTCCACACATAAAAGGCCCACTTGCAGGTAAACCGCTTTTGCTTGAACCATGGCAATTGTTTATTCACGCAAATGTTTTCGGTTTTCATTTAAAAACAACAGAAACTAGGAGATTCACCAAAGTTTTTATTTTATGTGCTCGAAAAAACGGAAAAACTGCACTTTCATCTCCTTTAGGTTTATATATGTTATCACTTGACGGTGAAGACGGATCTGAAGTTTATTCCTTGGCCAGTAAAAAAGATCAAGCAAGAATTGTTTTCGATACATCTCGTGAACAATTGAAAAGATCAAAGACATTCGCCAAGAAAACTGGAACTCAACTTTTCAGGCATCACATTGAGAACGACAGAACAGCTGGAAAATATTGTCCTTTAGCTTCAGACTCAAATAGTTTGGACGGACTCGGACCGAGTTGTGTAATCTTCGATGAGGTTCATAGTTTTAAGGACAGAAATTTATATGGTGTCATGGAGACTGCCGTAGGTGCTAGAACTCAACCATTATTGTGGGCCATTTCTACTGCAGGTTTCGATGATACTGGAATTTGTTATGAACTTCAAATTGATTTAGAGAAAGTTTTAAAACGGGAATATGAAGACGATTCACAGTTTGGAATGATTTATCAAATTGATAAAGAAGATGATTTCAGAGATCAAAATTGTTGGGTTAAAGCAAATCCAAATCTAGGTGTTTCACTCTCGAAGGAATATATTCAACAGCAAGTAGATAAAGCTATTAGACAACCTGGAAATAAAAATAACGTTCTCACAAAACATTTCAATATCTGGTGTACTGCGAGTGAAAATTTATTCGACATGATTGCGTATGATAAATGCAAAGATGTTTCTTTAAGGCGTGAAGATTTTAAAACTGAACCTTGTTATGTCGGAGTCGATCTTGCTTCAAAAATAGATTTAACTGGATTTGTTTATATATTTAAAAAAGATGAAATCTTTCAAATGTTCAGTGATGCTTTTTTACCCGAAGCAGCAATTGAAGGAAGTAATAACGCGTCATATCCTGCGTGGGTTGATCAAGGTCATCTTATTTCAACAAAAGGTGAAGCGATTAACTACACTAAGTTGGAAGATTATTTTATTAAAGAAACAGATAACTTTAAACCTCGTGACACTTTTTATGATCCATGGAGCGCAACACAATTTGCACAAAACATGTCCACTAAAGGTTTGGAGATGACAGAGTTTAAAATGAATACTGGTAATGTTTCCGAACCCTTAAAGTATCTTGACGCAGTGATACGTGAAGGGAAATTAAGACACAATGGCTGTCCGGTTTTAAGATGGTGCTTTTCAAATGTAGTTGCAAAAGAGGATCATAACAGTAATATTTATTTTCGGAAAGCTCATCCTAAGTTTAAAATTGACCTTGCGGTAGCAGCGACGATGGCAATTGCAGGTTGGATACAAGAACAAGAAAAAGAGTCGGTTTACGAATCTCGTGGCATTATTGTTCTTTAATGGTTAACATATTTAAGATAGGAGAATTTTTATGACCGAATTAATTAAACTTAAAAATAAGAAACCATTTAATATAAAATGCAAGAGTGAAACTCAAGCAGAAATTATAATATACGACGAGATCGGTCCGTGGGATGACTGGGGTGAGATATCTGCAAAAATGGTTGACAAAGAACTAAAAGGTCTTCCTTCTACAGTTAACCAAATTGACGTTCGAATTAATTCTCCAGGTGGAGATGTCTTTGAAGGTTTCACTATTTATAATCGTTTAAAACAACACTCAGCAAATATTACTATTTATGTCGATGGTCTTGCAGCTTCTATCGCTTCTATCATTGCAATGGCCGGTGACGAAATCGTCATGGGTGAAGGTGCTTTAATGATGATCCACCAACCGTGGACATGGGCTAGAGGAAATGTTCAAGATCTAGAAAATACTATTGATCGTTTATTAGATATCGAAGAACAATTAGTAAAAGTTTATCAGAAGAGAACAGGAATTGATCGTTCAGAAATTAAATCGATGTTAGCAGCTGAGACATGGTTAGATGCAGATCAAGCATTAGAGAAAGGATTTGTTACTGAGCTATTTGAAAGTGAAGAACAAATTGCAGCTTCGGCAATTGATAAGGCTTCTTGGATTAGAAATAAACCAAGAGTAAAAGAACAACAAAATATTATTAATGAAAAAGTTTCAGATTTTAAAAAAGATATTGAAAGGTTCTTAGCTCGTAAATAACGCAGCGACCTTTTTAGTTTTTTAATCGAAAGAATAAGGAGAAAATTATGAATGAATTAGAAAAACTTAAAGCTCGCATGGGTGAGATTCTTGAGTCTCTTAATGCGTACTCAGGACTTGAGAACATGACTGACGAGCAAGTAAATGAAATTAACGATTTTCATACTGAATATGAAAACGTTAAAGCTAAAGCAGAAGCTTTAGAGAAAGTAGAAGCTATAAAGAACCATGCCTCTTCTTCAAACAGACAAGTTGCTCCTACGCAACCAGAAAACAAAGCAACTCCTAAAGTTGAAGTTAAAGATCGCTTTGATAAAACTATGGGATTTGAGTCTTTTGGTTCATTTGCAAAAGCTGTTGCAGATAGATCTAAAGGTAAAGTCGATCCACGTTTCAATAATACAACTGCCTATGAGCAAATTTCAGAAGATGGTGGAGTTCTAGTTCCGAAAGATTTCTTAACTGAAATAAAAGAATCAGTTCAAGGTGACCAGTCATTAATGTCAAGAACTTCTTCTTTTACTACTTCAGGTAATCACCTTTCACTTCCAGTTGATGAAACTCAGCCGTGGTCAGGCGGTATTCAAGCTTATTGGGTAGCTGAAGGTAATTCTTATATAGAGTCTAAGCAACAATTAGGTTCTGCTGATTTTAGACTTCACAAAATGGGAGCATTAGTTAAATGTACTGATGAATTACTTGAAGATGCTTCTGCACTTGAGTCTTATATCAGAAGAAAAGCTCCAGATGCAATCGTTCATAAGTTGAATGATGCTATTATCAGTGGTGACGGTGTTGGTAAACCTAAAGGTCTTCTTAACACTGGTTTCAAAGTTGAAGTTGCTAAACAAGGCGGTCAGGCTGCTGATACAGTTGTTTATGAAAACATCATCAAGATGGAGTCACGTTTAATTCCTGGATCAAATGCTGTATGGCTTGCGCATCCACAAGTTAAAGAACAACTTCGTCAGTTGAAAGATGCTAACGGAAATCACATTTACATGAACGGTTCTCAATTTCCAAATTTGGCAACTGCTGGATTTGATATGCTAATGGGAAAACCGATCATTTATATGATGGGTGCAATGCCAGCTCTTGGTGATGCAGGTGATTTAATTCTTGCTGACATGAGCTACTATTACAGTCTTTTGAAGACTGCTGGCATTAAGCAAGATGTTTCTACTCATTTATATTTTGACCGAGATATTACGGCATTTAAATTTACTTTAAGAGTTGACGGAGCTTGTCCATTCAAGTCACCTGTAACAACTCAATACGGTAACTACGATATGTCAGGTATCATTACACTAGCTGAAAGAGCTTAATGTAAATTGATTAAAAAATCTTAAAGGAGATAGTAGTATGAATTTATTTATGGAAAAACATAACATTAAACAAGCAGGTGTTCCTGCTGACCTCAATCTTGCAGGACTTACTGGTGCTAGAGTGAAACTTGACGGTGCATTTAAATGTGCTGTTGTTGTCTCAATGGGAGACTCTGTTGGAGCTGCTGTTGATTTCAGTTTACAACAACACGATGCCGCTTCTGCTGGAACAAGTAAGGCTTTGAACATAGTGAGAAATTACTATAGAAAAGCTGATGTTGAAACTGCATTCACAAAAGTTGAAATTAGACCAGACGATGCTGGACTATCTGATTCAGTTGACCTTGCTGCTGTTTTTGCAGCTGCAGAAGGTATTGTGGTTTTTGAAGTACTTGCTGAAGACCTTGACAGAGAGAATGGATTTGGTTGGATTTCTCTGAATATTGGTGATCCAGGTGCAGCTAAAGTCTTTAATGCAGAGTATGTATTAAGAGACAACAGACAAGAACCTGCTTACGATCAAGATCTTTAATGATTGAGGGACTTCGGTCCCTCTTTTTATTTCATCCTTGGAGTTAATCATGAGTGAAAAAGTTAAACTATTTTTTCCAAAACGAGTGCAAGTCGGCAAAGACGTTTACTCTGCTGGAAAATCATACGACATTAGCAAAAAATCTTGCGAAAGATTTATAAGGCGTGGTGCTATTCTTATCGATAAAACAGAAGATAGGAATAGACGAGATGAAGAGAAGGCTAGAAAAGAAGCCGAAAGAAAAGCAAAAGAAGCCGAAGCTCAAGCTCTTAAAGATGCAGAAGAGAAAGCTAGGCTAGAAGCCGAAGCTCAAGCTCTTAAAGATGCAGAAGAGAAGAAGGCCAAAGAAGAAGCTGAAGAGAAAGCTAGGCTAGAAGCCGAAGCAAATAAAACTCAGCAACAATAATCGAGGCTTCAAATGGGATTATTTTCTTTTTTCAATAAGAAAAAATATAAAGAATCACAACCTAAGACGAACACCCGAATGCGTTTTGTATCGGGTGGAACTCTTATTGATGATGACAGTTCAATGGAAGTATCCGCATTTCATCGTGGAGTGACTTACATATCAACTCAACTTGCAAAACTTCCGTGGGAAGTCAAAGATAAAGAAAATAACGTCTTAGATAATAATACTAATAGATTGATTAGATTATCTCCCAATCCAGAAATGAATTCTTTCATGTTTAGATTATTTTTAATTCAGCAAGCAATCATTCATGGAAATGGTTACGCTGAAATTGAAAGAGATAAGACAGGAAGACCTATAGCCTTATGGCCTATGCCGTCTCAACACGTAGATTTATTCAGAGATTCAAATGATAACAGTCTCATTTACAGAATTGTAGGTGGTGGACTCTCTAGTGCGAACCCTGACGCATTTTTGCGACCGAGAGATGTTTATCATTTGAGAAATTTTCACACCAAGGATGGAATTTCTGGACTTGGTATAGTAGCTTATGCTCACGAAGCTTTAGGTACTGCGAAAGGTGCGGATAAATTTGCCAACTCATTATTCAGTAACGGTGGTATGCCTTCGGGTACATTGTCAATTGAAGGTAGTCTATCTGAAGATGCTCTTAAAAGAGTTAAAGAGAGTTGGGAAGCAGCTCATGGTGGTAGAAAAACTGGTGGAACGGCAATATTAGAACAAGGTTTAAAGTACGATCCGATTTCTCACGATCCTAAAGTTCTTCAGTTCTTAGAATCAAGAGAGTTTTCTGTTTTAGAGATAGCGCGTTTCCTTGGCTTACCTCCAACTAAATTATTTGATACAAATGCAGCAACATTCAATAACGTTGAGAACTCAAACCTAGAAGTAGCAACTGATACTTTAGATGCCTGGGCCAGAAACTTAGAAATGGAAGCTGATATTAAACTTTTAAGTAGAGGGTTTAATGGTTATAAGACTGAAGTAAATCTTCAAGCTGTTTTCCGTGGTGACATGGAGACAAGATCTACTTATTTCACGAAGATGATGCAGGTTGGAGCTATTACTCCAAATGAAATCAGAAAAGCGGAAGGTAAATCTCCATATGAAGGTGGAGATAAGTATTACATAGCCACGAATAATTATACACCTGCTGATAAAGTCGACGAAGTTATTGAGTCACAGATAAATAACAAGTCACAAGTTCCTTCTAATTCCGAAGAAGAACTGAATTCAGCCGTATCTAATTATTTGAAACGTAATTCGTAACTAAAACTAAACTCGTTATACACGCAGTAGGTTTAAATGTGAATAAAGCAGCAATTTTAGCGTTATTAGACGCAATCATTAATGACAAAATCAACTCTGAAAACTTTAGAGGACCTCGTGGACCAAGAGGAACTAAAGGTTCAGATGGTAAAGACTTTGATTTTGATCAACACAAAATTGAGTTATTAAACCTACTAAAATCAAATCTAATAGAGAATAAACAGTTCCTTCATCTAACTGATGTCGATAAAGAAGAACTTAAACTACAGTTTGCAGATCTAACTCAAAATGAAAAAGATTCTTTACGTGGCGAGCGTGGTCCTAGAGGTCAGCGCGGTAAAGCTGGCCATGACTTTAAGATTGAAGAACATAAAGATCATATTCTTACTCAGATAATAAATTCGATTGACAATAGAATCGACGATCTTCGAATTAAATTCTCAGATATCACTGAAGAACAAAAAGAAGAGTTAAAAGGTGAGCGTGGTCTTAGAGGGTTTAAAGGATCTAACGGAAAAGATGGAAAGTCAGCTTATGAAGTTTGGCTAGAAGATAACGAAGGATCTGAAGAAGATTTCCTTGGTAGCTTAAAAGGTGAAGATGGAGATCAAGGTCTTAGAGGTCTAAAAGGAAGTCGAGGTCAGAGAGGTGAAGACGGAGAACCTGGACCGAGAGGTGATCAAGGTAAAGTCGGACCGAAAGGTGAAGATGGAGATCAAGGTCTTAAAGGTGAAACAGGTGAGCGTGGTCCTAGAGGTCAGCGCGGTAAACCTGGAGTTAAAGGTGAATCCGCTTATGAGATATGGTCACTAGAAAACGAAGGATCTGAAGAAGATTATTTTTTAAGCCTTCGAGGAGAGAGAGGCGATCGTGGTGTTCGAGGTCCGATTGGCCCACAAGGAATTCAAGGCTTCCAAGGACCATCAGGTGTTTCAGGTAGAGATGGAATAGATGCTCCTATAATTGTCGAAGTAGAAATTAATCAAAGAAGTAAAACTTCTTTTTCTTTAATATTTGTTTTTTCTAATGGATCTGAAATTGAAACTGATGAAATAAGTTTACCGTCAATTACTTCAATATTTAGTTCGATTGCTGCTGCAGGTGGTGGTTCTTCTGACACCGCTGAAAGGTTAACAAAAACTTTCGTTGCAGGTGAAGACATTGCGATAGATAAAATCGTAAGAGTTAGCACAAATCAAAAAGCATTTAAAGCAATTAATAATGGAACTTATGAACAATCTCAAGCTTTAGGTGTTGCTTTGAACGCTGCCAACCAAGACGAGAATGTAACTGTTCTTTTGTTTGGAGTTTTAGAATCAGCAACATTTAATTTTACAATTAATAACCCTTTCTTTTTAGGAACAGATGGTGACAGCATACAAAACCCTCCCACTGCTACTGGAGAATTTGTTACTGAAATTGGCCAGTCACTTGGAACAAGTGCAATTTTCTTAGATCTCAAGAGACCGTTGGAGATAGTGTAATGAGCAATTATAAATTAATCGGTAAAAAGATAATTGGCGGTCAAGAAGTTTTAGTTAATCCTGTAACAGCAGGTGGAGCAAATGTTGTTTTAGAAGATGTTCCATGCGAAGCAAGTGTTTATGTTGGATCTGCTGTAATAATGCAAGCAAGTGGAATAGCAAAAAATGGTTTAGCAGATTCAATTGCTAATTCAAACATTCTAGGAATTGTTGAAGCGAAAAACGACACTGAACTTTGCAACATTAGAGTTCTTGGTGTTAGTCTATCCATATACACTGGTCTCGATGTTACTAAAGAATATTTCTTGAGTGCAACTGTAGCAGGAGAAATTACAACTATTATTCCGACTACTTCGGGAAATGTAATTTTAAAATTAGGACAACCGTTTAGTGCAACAGAATTCTTAATGAATAAGAGTGATAGAACAATAAGGACATAAGGAAATGATTCAAACCAAGGATTTATGGATTGCAGCTTTCGTGATAAATTCAGGTTTCAAACTTTATAAGTTCGAAATCATTTGTCCAGGTAAAGCTCGTTTCTTTTTTGATATATCTAGAGAGGAGTATTCCAAATTAAAATTATTATTTTTTCAAAGTGACACAAGCAAAATTAAGCAAACAATAGAAGAGTTAAAAGATCTAGCATATTAGGAGATACGATGAGTGAGAAAAAAACTAAAAAGAAAACATCAAGGAAAAAAAAGGTTGCAAGGAAAGATAACGGAAAGATAGCGACATCTGAAAATAGGAAATTAAGCGATGCACAACTAGAACAATTAAAAAAGCATTACTTACTTCAAAAAGATTATGAATATCAGATAAGAGTTGCTAATATTGAAGGTGAAAAAGCTAGAATGAAGTTAGATAATTTACAGTTAAAAAGTGAAAACTTGAATCTCAAGAAAGAGAAAGCACTCTATAATCATAGAGAGTTGTTAAGAAAGATATCAAAAGAGTTAGGGTTAAAAGAAGAAAAATTCGGATTTGATCCTATAACAGGTGAAATCAAGGAGTAAATTATGGCTAAGAAATATCTCTATGTAGACACGAACGGTTTTCAAACGGAAGCCGAAGCATTTGAATCGTCAGATTTTATTAACAGTTCAGCTGGTGCTGGAGATGCTGGTAAACCAGTTATCCTAGACGCAGGTGGAAAGATAGACGCTACTATGATTGAAGCTGGTGACATTGATCACGGTAGTTTGTCTGGACTTGCTGATGATGATCACACTCAATACATCTTGGTGGACGGAACTAGAGCTTTCACTGGTGATCAATCGATGGGTAATAATAAACTCACAAACCTTGCAATACCAACTACAGCAAACGATGCTGTCACTAAAGCTTACGCTGATTCTTTAAGAACTGAAAACGGCATGAAAGGCAATGTTGATGTTGCAACAACTGGTAACGTTACACTTTCAGGCGAACAAACAATTGATGGTTTCTTAACTTCAGCTTCAAGAATTTTAGTTAAAAATCAAACAGATGCTAAAGAAAACGGTATTTATGTTACTGCGGCTGGTGCATGGGCAAGATCTGCAGACATGGATAATTCACCAACTGCAGAAATTGTAAATGGTGTTATAATCCCTAGAGTTCAAAACTCAGCTTCAGGGCAAGATTCTCAATCCTTCTATATCTCTTCAGTCGGTACTGGCACCAATAGCGTTCACACTATTGGTGTAGATAATATCAATTTTGATATTTATACAACTAGTACTCAATTAACTCCAGGCAACGGTATTGATATTGCCGCCAATGTAGTTAACGTCGATCTTGCTGCATCTGATCCTGGTCTTTATTTTGATGGATCTTCTGATCTAGGTGTTGATTGGTCAACAGCTTTCAACGATGCGAAAGCGATTAAAGCTGTTGATCTTGCTTCTATTGTTAACGGTAAAGGCGCAAGTATTATTGGAACTGAAGATAATGGCGGTTACTTTACAAGTGCTACTGTTGAAGGAAATCTTCAAGAACTAGGAGCGCAAATTCAAGCTCCAGGTGTTGACTACACTGTTGGAACTGGTGGAATTACCAAAGGTGACTTATGTTATATCAGTGCCAATGACACAGTTCTGCCTTACTCTACTTTGTCTCAAGCCAACAGGGGTATCGGATTAGCTTTAACTACTGAATCAGCTACAAGTCCAGTTAAAGTTTTAGCCAACGATACAATTTTAACTGGAGTCCTTGGTGGTTCGGCTACTGCAGGCGATCCATACTATTGGGATGGAACCAACTTAATTAATACTATTCCAAGTGGATCGGGTTCTCATGTTTGGTTAGCAGGTGTTGCCGCCAATGCAAACGACCTTCATGTCGAAGTTCAATTCATTAAAAAGAACGCTTAATAAACTAAGGGAGGCTTATGTCTCCCTTTTTTAGGTTTTAGATTATGGGTGATAAGATAAGAGTAAAAGCTTTAGAGGTGAACGGTGTAGAACTGGAGTATGGTACTGAAGTCGATCTTAAAGCATCAAATATTGAAGTCGAAAATATCGCGTTCCAAAACGATGATTTAGAAAATACTCTAGCTGAATTAAAAGTCGGATCTGATGCAGGTAGCGCTGCAATATACCCTGTGACATTAACTTATAACGGAACCGTTTCGAATGGCACTTTTTACGGTCACTTGAACACTATAAATGGTTTAGACACTCCAGTCGTCGTACCTAAATCATCTACACTCAAAGTCTTAAGTTTTAGCAATAAAAACTCAAACGCAGATTATACTTTAGAACTTCGAAAAAATAGCTCAACGGCTACACCGTTTATCAGCATCGTTAAAGTTAATAGTCAATTTTTTACTTTTAATGCTTTGGATGATCCAAACATAGAAGAATCATTTGCAGCAGGTGATACAATTTTTGTTAAACATATAGATCAAGGCGGTAACGCTTCTGATGTTGTAATTTTATTATATTTTAAAGCGAGTTAAAAGATGTCTAAGTATATACACAACATTTCAGGTGTAGAAAAAACGTATGAAGGTACTCCGATTGCGAATGGTTCTTTTTATCAGATACCGCTAACAATGGAAGCCAGTTACGCGAGTAATGATACTATATTATTAGATATTACTAGCGGTGATATTGTTATGAGCAAGGACGGATCTACAGACATAACTTCTGGCACATCTTACCAGATAGATTTTCTAAAGTCCTTGCTTCAGTCTGAAGTGAAAATACAAGAGTTACCTGCTTTCGGGTCTAAAACCGGACATTCTTTTAAAGGTAGAGGGATAGAAAAAAACTGCATTAAGAATAGTGAAACGGATATTGAATGGGTAGTAGATGATACTTACGATTTATCAGGCGTGGAAATACTCAACGGAGCATTAGGTGATCATGTTCAATTAATGGTAGTAGACGACAATCTAGGTACCTATTCTACAGTACCCGATTATATATTGGATCAATTCGGTATAGATTGGAAAATACGTCCCGATGTATTTATAAAAGATTTACCTTACACAGCTCGTTTAATGACAGGGATGATATTAAGGTTTAGGTATCTAAATAAAGACATAACAAATGACAGAATGATTTATGTCAACTTAGATTTACACAAGGTGACCCCATGATAGATTATTTTTTAAAATTCGTTAAACCTTTTGTTGCATGGTTCGGCAAGTTTCATGTTCCTTTTAGTCATAAAAGAGTGACAGGAAAACATTACTACAAACTACGTGATCAAATCGAAATCGGAACAGTGATGCTTACTAGTACTAGAGGTGAGTTTTCAAATTTAATTAATCCTGAGAAAATAAAACATGCTGCTATTTACATAGGTATGATCGATGACATCGGATATGTATTGGAGGCAACTGGAAAGGGTGTAATTAAAACAGATTTAGTAACATTTCTAACTACGAAAGATTTAGTTCTTGGTTATGAACCGAAATATTTAACCGAGAACGACAAAGCCTTTCTACCGTTAGAAGCTCAAAGGTTCATAGGAATTCCCTATGATTATTTATTCCAAAACAGTAAAAAAGCTATGTATTGTTTTGAAGCCGTAGTCCATACTCTACAATCGGTTAGACCTAATGTTTTAATTAAACATTATGAAGTTGTAAAAGGTAAAAAAATATATTCGTATAGATCATTTTATGACGATACAGAAAAGTTCGAAAAGATTTTCGACTCGAACGAAGTTTAGGAGATAATTATGACAATGCTAGTAAGCCTTGTAGATATGAAAACATACTTAGGAATTCCAGATACTACTTATGATGATTTTTTAAACATGCAAATCGAAATTGTTAGTGATGCGATTGAAGGTTATTGTAACCGACTATTTACGAGTACAAGTTATACTCAAATTTTTTACAGTAAAGATTTTGCTCAAGACCTAGACGCAAAACATTTATTTTTATTTCATTATCCTTTATCAGCTGTCGCAAGTGTAAAAGAAATTCAAAAAGATTCTGACGGTAATGATTTAAATACAACAACTTTTACCACCGCTGAATATTTAACTCACGATCCTAGCGGTAAATTAATGAAACAAACAAAAGATGGTTACCCTAGATATTGGTTTACTGAATACGGTCGTGCTTCAAGAGTTAGAAGTAGAATATACAGCTGGTTATTCTGACATTCCTAGTGTAATCGAAGATGTTGTTTTTAACGTAGTTGAACAAAGATATAACAAAAAAGCTTCAGGTGTCGCTCTGTCTTTCGGAAATGACGTTCAAAGAGTTTCCATCCCTGGAGTAATGTCGGTTGATTTTGATTATACTCTTCAGGCCAACGAAAGACAGAGTAAATACGGCATGATACTAGGAAACTATGGGAACGTTTTAGATCCGTGGAGAAGTGAGAGAGCTTTAATCGGAGAAATAAAGGATAACTATGTCAGCTAATATGGTTGCTGCTTTTAACTTTATTATTAAATTACAAGGTCGTGATGTAACACTCGATATTGATAATACTATTTATTCTATCAAATTAGCACCTTCTAACTATTTTAGAAAATTGGCCATGATTGAAGAAGTAGTCGAAGAAGGTTATGAATTTGTAATAAGTAAAACAAACCTTGACTCAGTATCAGCTCCAGAACCCAAACGAGGAGATGTAATTATAGACTCAGTAACAGGAGATAACAGTATCGTCGAAGTTAAGCCTTTGTTTGCTCTTGGTGAACTTCTTGGGTACAGAGTGAGAACCGGATAATGGGTGTAACTATTGAAGTCGTTCAATCAGGAAAGAATGCTCCGAAATATTCACTTGATGCAGACTTAAACGGTAAATTGACACTTCAGGAATTAGGTGAATTTACAAGAAGAGTTTTAATATCTACATCGAAAACTGTTTTGAGAGAAGAACAGAAACAAGGTTTTGATNAGGAACCAAGGAAAAGAATTGATAATCAANTGGACAGAAAAGAAGAAGATGTTAAACCTTTCGGTAAAATTGAATACTTTNCTCGTGTTTGATTTTTNTGTTGCNATCTTAAGAATGTATGAAATTATTGTTTCAAGATCTGCAGTGGTAACTGGACAATACAGAAGTGGTAATTTAATTTTTGTAAATGGAATACTAGTGGCCAGAAGCGTTGGTCAACTTAAAAGATATATTGTCGATAAAGCAAACGCTGGAGGATTTCAGCCTAATGATGAGATCAGATTTCTAAATGCAAATCCTTACGCAAGGAGACTTGAGAATAAAGGTATTGTTCGAGGAGTTAGAGGGAAGTTTTCAAATAAAAATCAACCTAGAGGTGGAAGAACTCGTGAGAATAAAGGGAAGACTATTGTTCAACCTAATGGTACTTATTTTTTATCGCTCCGTGCCATTAAATCTAGATTCAAACAAGTCGCTAGTTTTATTAGTTTTGAGTTTATGCCAAACGGAAGTAGAGGAATATACATAAGAAAACAGGCAGGACAAAGAAACACATTTATTAGCGATGGAAGACCTTACCTTTATCCGTCAATTGTATTAAAATTATCAACGAGAGGAATACGAACAAGGAATGATAGTTGAGTAGCTCATATGTTAGAACACAAGTTAAAACTTTTTTAAGTGCTAATAGCAGTGAAGATTTCATTGATCTCACTGGACAATATCTAACAATTAAAGAAGTGACTTCAAACGCAGGATTAGGTTATAAAGATCCGTGGGTGGGTATTCAATTTGTTGGGAATAACGAAGATGCTCAAACAATCACATCGACTAATAATGCAGGTCGTTACAGGGAATTAGGCGGGGTTCTACTTCATGTCGTAGCAAGAGCATCAAGTACTGTAGCCGATGATGTTTTAACTCGGTGTGAGACTTTACGAGACTTGCTTAGAGGGCGTAGAATAAATGATGTTGTTATAGAATCGGTCACACCACCAAACTTCGAACAAGGTGCTACACTAGACTTAGAGAGTGGTTATATATCGGCTTCGATTATTGTTAATTATTATCGAGATTTGAACTTATAAGGGAGTAAAAAATGTCATCAGCTAATTTAGTACGAGTAACAGCAATAGAGGAGACAGTCTATGGTATTACACCTGGATCTGGTAATTTTTCAACTGCACGATTCACTTCAGATGCCTTGTCAGGTACGCCTGAAACTACTGAGTCTCAACAAATTCGAATTGACCGCTTGTCTTCAGGCCAAGTTGTAACAGGTTTAACTGTTGGTGGTGATCTTAATATGGAACTTGCAAAAGAAAATATTGTCGATGACTTTATTGAATCTGCAATGTATTCAACATGGACAACTCATTCACCAGTTGCAATCGATTTAACAATCGCAATCGGTGCTGGAACTATCACAAGAGTTTCAGGTGATTTTACTTCAGATGTTGAAGTAGGAGATCTTTTAAAACTTACAGGTTTTTCAAATTCAGTAAACAATACAGAAGTTATGGTGACAGAAGTTACAAGTGCAACTGTAATTAAATATGTTGGCAACGATGATATTGTTGATGAAGCAGGATCAGGTACTTCTTATGAAATCGCTGATGAGATTGAGATCGGGATAACTAAGAAATCATTCTCAATGGAAAAAGCATTTCTAGATTTAACTGACAAAGCAATAAACTATAGAGGTATGATTGTTTCAAACATGTCTCACAACATTACTTACGGTGAAATTATTTCTTCTACTTTCAGTTTCCAAGGAAACGACCATGAACCAGTACAAGCTTCGGCTGATTTCATGACCAATGGTAGAACAATAGATGCAGCTGCAACTACCAACTCGCTAAATGGTTCAGTTGATATGCCGTTTCTTATCAACTCTGCCGCAGGCACTTTGACTAAATCTACTTTTTGTATCCAGTCTGTCGAACTTTCTTTGAATAACAACTTGACCGCTCAAACTTGTATTGGTCAAGCCGCTCCAGATGATTACTCTTCTGGTACAGCACAAATCGAAATATCTTTAACGGCATATTTAGCCGATGACAACTGGGCCTTGATTGCTAAGAAACTAACTCAAGAACCTTTTGCTCTTGGTTTCATGGTAAAAAACGTTGACGGATACTACGCTTTCTATTTACCTGCTGTACAAGTTTCTTTTGAAGATCCTGCTTCTGCTGGTATCAACCAAGATGTTTTCTTGAACATGACAGGTGTTGCAAAGGTTGGAGCTGCTGGTGAGAAATCTTTAAAAATGTTTAGAAGTTAATTAATATCAATTTTCCCTGAGAGTAATTCATCAGCTTCTATGTGACTAGGATTTTCACAAGAACTGTAGACGAAATCAGGGAAATTTAAATTTACGTTAATAGTTAAAAAGGATTGTTACATGAAAACGAATTTAGACAAGTTCTACAAAACAAATCAAACTTTAGAAAAACAAGGTATTTGGATTATGGTCTCCGACGAGACAGGATTTAAAATTCGTCGCTTTGGTGGAGCAAATAGTGATAAATTGAAAATGGCTTTAGCCAAATACTACAAACCTTATTCTAGACAAGTAGAGAAGGGAACTCTTTCAACAGAGAAAGAGAATGAAATAACTACGAAATCTTTTATAGAAACTTCCATGATAGATTGGAAAGGTGTTGAAATTGACGGTGAGGAAAAGCCATATGATCCTTCACTAGCTTTCGATTTTTTTATTCAACTCCCCGAGTTATTGGAGGAGCTGTTAAAACAATCACAAATTGTAGATAACTTCAAGGAAGAATTGGGAAACTTCTAAGTCGCTGGTTGAAATGGTACCTTAAATGGAGCGACAATTTAGATTTTTACGATAGCTTATTGACTCAAGGAAATGTAAGAGAAGAAGATTATGAACCTCAAATAGGCGTGTTTGAGGTTTATTTGGAATATTTTTTCGAACTTGACACTTGTCGTAATGGAATGTCCAACGGACCGATTTCTTTTACGGATATATATAATTTTGCTAATATTATAGACATTGAAGATTTTGATGAGTTTCTTTACTTAATGCGAAAACTCGATAGAATTATTATTGAACATCGAGATAAAAAACATGGCAACACAAACTAGAATAATAAAAATAAAAGTTGATACTAGCGGAGATGTAAAAATTTCTCGTTTGTCCAAACTAATGGGCAAGCTTAATAGAAATACTAAAACAACTTCAAAAAACATCTCAGGTTTAACGAATGCTTTTTCAGGCTTGGTTGGTGTGTTATCGGTTAGAGAAGTTGCAAGAGCATCAGATCAGTTTCAGCTTCTAAGGGACCGTCTAAAAGTTTTTGCAGGTTCAGCCGAAGAAGCCACTAATACTTTTAATGATATTGTAACTGCAGCTCGACTGACAAGAAGTTCAGTAGGAGATTTAGGTAATGTTTTCAATCGTTTTAAAATCGCCACAGATGGTTTAGGTATTTCCAATGACCAAATTTTGGCCACAACTATTGCACTTCAACAATCTTTTCGTTTAGCCGGTTCAAGTGCTCAAGAAGCTGCATCAGCAACTCTTCAATTATCTCAAGCATTTTCTCTTGGTAGGTTACAAGGCCAAGAACTTCGTGCGGTGCTTTTATCAAACGGTGTTTTATCTAAAATATTAAAAAAAGAATTTGCCGGAACTGGTGAGGGTTTAAAAGAATTAGGTGAACAAGGTCGACTTACTATCGATAGAGTTTTAAAAGTTATATTAGAAAACTTTACTAGTTTGAACAAACAAGCAGGTAAATTAGGAACGACTTTCAATCAATCGTTGATTATTGCTTTCGATCTTTTAAAAGTAAAAGTCGATCAGCTTAACCAACGATTAGGGATTTTCTTCAGCTTTTGCCAAAGGTATAATCTTTCTTGCGAATAATTTAGATATTGTAAATGCTGTAATAGGTGGTTTAGCTGGAACAGCGATTCCGTTTTTTTTAACCAAGCTTGCATCAATCGTCTTATCTTTAAACCCTGTAATATTGGCAATTGGAGCTTTAGGTGCTGCGATAGCTTTTCTGGCAAGCGACTGGCAAGTAAATGTTTTGAAAATTGAGAAAGCTTGGTTGGAGTTTACTGTAGGATTCCCTAAAACTAGTCTGGCAATCAAAGATGGTTTGAATGAAATAAAAAAGACATTTGAAAAAGTTAAAACATCAGGAGTATCAGCTTTTAAATTTTTACTAAAAAAAGCCGATGAAGTAAAAGAGAAATTCACCGGCACTAACTTTGGAATAGCCGATGCTTTTGATGAATTCATAAACGGTTCTGAACGATTGGACTCGAACTTACGAGGTTTAGGTTTTAAAGTTGTCGAAAAAGAGAGTGAAAGTTTAACAAAAGCCAGCGATCGAATAAAAGAAATAGATAAAACCATCGAAAAACTCGACAAGAAAGCTAAGAAGAATACAGCTGCGGAACTAATAAAAAGACTAAAAAAGAATATCCAAGACCTCAATGTTAAATCAAATAACGGTGCAATTACTATTCTAAAAGAACTGAATAAACAGTTCAGCGAAGGTTCAATCAATTTTCAAGAATATAATCGTCAACTCAGACAAATTAAACTCGACGAACTAAATACAAAAATGAAAGAAGGAACAATCAGTGTTAATGATTATAACGACGGACTTGTTAAACTTTCTGAAAATTTATCCTTGGTAGATTCCGTATCAGCAGGTGTCGAACAAGGGTTAACCCAAGTAGCCAAGAATGCTGGGAATGTTGCAGCTCAAATAAGTCAAGGTGTTCAAAATTCTTTTAAAACTTTAGAAAATACTATATTTGACTTTGTTAAAACTGGTGAGTTTGAGTTTAAAAAGTTTACTCAAGCTGTTCTCGATGACCTAACCAGGATTATAATTAGAGCGGCTGTTATTGCTCCGCTTTCGAACGCTCTAACTTCAGGCTTTTCTTCAGGTAATAAAACAAGTACTACAACAACAAAGAACGCAAAAGGTAACGCTTTTTCTGGTGGTAATGTAATCCCTTTTGCAAGTGGTGGTATTGTAAGTAGACCGAGTTTATTTCCTATGAGCGGTGGACGAACTGGATTAATGGGTGAAGCCGGACCAGAAGCAATCCTTCCACTTAAGCGTGGAGCTGGAGGAAAACTGGGCGTTGAAGCATCAACTGCAGGTGTTCAAGTCAATATTATAAATAACAGTGGAAGTGAAATTGAACAAAGACAGAGAACCGGAACTGACGGTGGTAAGATATTAGATGTTGTAATTAAAAGTTCAGTCAAACAAGGTTTAGCAAATGGAGAATTTGATTCAAGCTTTGGTGAAAATTTTACGGCATTAGAAGAAAGGGTAGATAATGGCACAATCTTTTCCGACGGAACTACAAAGTAAATTTAACGAAGCCGGTTTCACACAACAGTTCGGAAAACTCTACTATTGAATCTAAACCTGATGTTGGGCCAGTTAAGAAAAGAAGAAGATACACAACCGAGTATGATGAGTTCAGTGCAACGATTGACATGAACGTTGATGATTATGCAGTTCTTGAAACTTTTTATAAAACAACTCTTGCAGGTGGTACACTAACTTTCAATTTCAACCATCCTTTTACCGGACTTGTATCTGAATTTCAGTTCATTAGACCTCCAACGTTATCACCGATCGGTGGAAAGTTTTTAAGAATTAGCTTTGTTTGGCGTGAGTTACCATGAGTAGAAATCTTTCAAATGCTTTATTAGGTGAATTATATAACCAACAAAGTGGTGATCCACTTATAATGCTTGTCACACTTACTCATACTTCATTCAGTACAATATATCTTTGTGACAATATCGAAGACATTGTTAGTCGTGGTAATACATACACAGCTTTTCCAATGATGATTTCTCTTCCTTCTGAAAATGGAGCAACTACTCAAAAAGCACAAATAACTTTCGATAATGTTTCTCTAGATTTAATAGATGAAATAAGAACTGTCACAAGTCCTATCGAAGTCGCACTGGAAGTTGTCTTGGCCAGTGATCCAGATACAGTAGAAATTTCGTTTGAAGAATTAAAAATTCAAAATGTATCTTATGACTCAGTATCAATTAGAGCAGATTTATATTTAGATGACTTTTTAAACACAGAGCTTAGCAGTGAAAGATATACACCAACACTTTTCCCTGGACTCTTTACTTAAATTCGTCGGCATTCCTTATGAAAAAATGGATTGCTATGAATTGACACAGTATTTTTATCGGGAGAATTTTGACATTGAATTAAAAACTTTATATGGGCAAATAAGACCAACGCCTTTACAGACTGATAACTTGGTTGACTCGCAAGTGTAAAAACGTATGGAAGGAGGTTACAAATCCTCAATTCGGTGACATAATTCTTATTAATATCATGGGTATTGGCATCTCATATCGGAGTTTACTTGAACGACAAACATTTCTTACATAGCAGAAAAGGAGTCGGAAGTGCAATCGATCGNTACGGTAANTGGGAAAAAAGAATTAAAGGATATTATTCGTGTCGAACATAATAGTTAGAAAGAATCCTTTTCAGTAACCAAGAGGCTGTTCTAGTTGTNCCNGAANGNGCGACGATTGANCAAATGTATGAAACTATTCTCAAGGATAGTAACTTAAAAAGAAACGAAGAGTTTGATCAGTATTTTAAAGTATATATAAACGGTCATGAAATCTATCGTAAATATTGGAAGGGAACAAAACCTCGTTATGGAACTAGAGTTTTATTTGCAATAGTTCCCAAAGGTGGAGACTTTGGTCAAGTCGTAAAACAAACTGCAGTCATTGCTGCAGTTGCCGCCATTGGTGTCGCCCTAGGTCCTGGTGGTGCATTGGCAGGAACCACACTTTTTGGTTCTACTACTTTAGCCACCGTTACTTTAACTGCAGGTGCAGCAATCGGTGCAACTCTATTAATGAATTCTTTGATACCACCACCGAATAATTCACAATCTTTCGGTGGTTATAATCCTGAAGGTTTCGAAGATTCACAAATGTTTTCAATTAGTGGACAATCAAACTCCGCTAGAAAGTTCAATACTGTTCCCAAAGTTTATGGAACACATAGAATGTTTCCGACAATTGCTGCAAATTATTACACATCTATAGAAACAGATCCAGACAATGGTGAACTCGTTCAATATTTTTACGGTATTTATGATTTCGGTTTAGGTCCCTTGGTAGTTACTGATTTACGAATTGGAAATACAGATCTCAAGGAGTATGCCGAAGTACAGTATAGACTAGTCGACCCCAATAAACCTGGGATAAGTGAAGGTTATTGGGACGATCAAATCAACACGACTTTTGAAATCTATAAAGGTGATGTTACTCAAAATTCGGTCAATGTTGTTTTGAGTAACAATGAAAACGATACTGGAGTAACTGTAGATGAATACCAAGCTGTAAGAACATCTGAAGAAAACGGAAATAATAATTCTCAAGAACAAACGGTCACAATCGCCTTTCCCCAAGGCTTAATTACTTTCGGAAGTGACGGATCACGTTCATCCAGAAGTGTTGATTTGCGATTAGAATTTGCCATTAATGGAACTGAGGACTGGAAAAACTATGATGATTTTAATGAAGTTTTTGATTACGAAGTAACTAACGGTGGTCTTCCAGAAATATTCATTTTGGACAGGGCAAACGCAAGTGAATTCACATTGGTCGATACTGACATATCACCGAACTGGACTAGAGTAGGTGAAGATGTCGGTTCAGACTTTGTACTCGTAGAAGGCACTAACGGTTACCCTAACAGATCGTACTATACTATAACAAAAAGATATTACGGTATTCTAAAAGGTGTTGCATATAATTTTACAATCGATAAACAAGTTCAAGTGGGAGCAACGTTCTATATTGCTGGCCAAGAGATAGGAGATGTTACAACTGTTACACCTAATGGATCTAATTTCGATGTATCATTAACTCCTTCGTTAACTACTTATACTCTAGGTCATTCATATACTAGAACAGCAGTAGATCCAGCCGCTTCAGTTCCAGGTTCGGAAACTAGACATGTGTGGTCGACAAATATTAACAGCACTGGATCAGCAGTTACAGGTAAAGGATCTAACAATGGTGTTGTTTCTTTTACCGGCATTCAACAAAGTCCTTATTATGGAACTCTTAAATTCAAACCTAAAACTAATGAGACAATTAAAATACGATTGACTAGAGTCCGGTCATATGGAGGTAGTTCATTTCAAATATTAGATTCTTTAACATGGGTAAGTTTAACTACTCGATTTGATATTAATCCTATTACCACTACTAAACGTCATGTGTTCATGGAGATTAGGATTAAAGCCACAGATCAATTAAGTGGTTCTATCAGTAATCTTTCAGGAGTTACAACTTCTGTATTGAATGTTTATAATGGAACTTCATGGGAGAAACAAGTAACAAGAAATCCGGCATGGGTTTATGTCGATCTATTAACCGGAGAAGTAAATAAAAGAGCTATCAGTCTTTCTAGAATCGATGAAACATCAGTCAAAGAATGGGCCGATTATTGTGACGATATACCCGATACCCCATCGAATGTCACCCAGTATATTTTTTCTCGATTTGAATGTAATTTCATTCTAGATTACTCGGCAACCTTATCTGAATTAATTCAACAGGTAACAGGAGCGTCCCAAGCAAGTATGAACATCGTTGATGGGAAATACGGTGTCTTTATTGACCAAGCTGTAATAACACCTGTACAAATTTTCTCTCCTCGAAACTCTTGGGGCTTTAGTTCGAATAGAAAGTATTCAGAAATACCTGATGGGATTAAAGTTAAATATGTAGATGCCGAATCGACATGGGAGGTAAGAGAGAAGATTGCGTACAATGACGGTTTCACTTCAAGCAACGCAGTAAATTTTGAAGAAATGGAATCTTTCGCTGTAACTAACCAAGAACAAGCATTTCGCTTCGGTCGATATATGTTAGCTCAAGCGAAACTCCGTCAAGAGAATATTTCCATTAACGTAGATTTCGAACACCTTATTTGCACTCGTGGTGATTATGTTGTCATCACTCAAGATATCATGAGAGCTGGAGGTGTCCCTGCTAGAGTCAAAGCAGTTAGTGGAAACACGATAACTATTGATACAGATTTTGCAACTGAACCTGCAACTAATTATGGTTACACTTATCGTTCTGTTTTAGATGGAATAGTCACTTCAACTATGACGATTACCACATCTAATACAGCAGATGTTGACGGAAGTGTTCCGGCAATAGGAGATTTAATAGTTTGGGGAGAAGTGAATCAAATAACTTTCGATTGCATTGTTAAATCGATAACACCTAATGAAGACTTAACAGCTCGGTTAACCTTAGTTGAAAAAAACAATGCAATTTTCGATGCAGAATCTTCAGAGATAATTCCCGATTATGATCCGCAATTATCAACTGTTCAAGATGAATCAATCACACCTCCAGGTGAAGTTGAGAATTTAACAGTTGTCGAAAATTCTTTTGATTGCAACGGAGCTGCTTATGTCTACTTTGTGGATTTAGGATGGTCGGCACCGACTGGAGCGGTTTATGAAAATTTCGAAGTCTATGTTAATAACGGTCAAGGTTTTTCCTTGGCTGATTTCACAACAGATATCACTTATAGATATATTGTAGATGAAGATGATTTAGGAGTTGAACACAGTTTTAAAATTATAGCAGTTAGTGCCACTGGATCTAAATTATCATTAGGGGAAATAAGCGCAGTTACCGCTACTCCAGTTACCAAGAGTTCTCCTCCTAGTGATGTGTCGGCCTTATTTATAAATATAACAAACGAGACTCTTCAATTAGATTGGGATTTAGTTGAAGATTGTGACATTACTCAATACTCTGTTAGATACTCACCCAGTTTAACAGCTGCATGGGAAAGTTCAATTCCACTTTCATCTACTGATAAGAATACTTCGCTTGCAAATGTTCAAGCTAGAACTGGATCATACTTTGTAAAGGCCATAGATTTTAATGGGAATGAATCGAGTCTTGCGGCTTCAGCTGTTACGTCGATTCCTAATTTATTTAACTTAAACATTGTCGAAGAAACAAATGACTTTCCAACTTTCCCAGGTGTTCTTGATTTAGTTTCAACATTGGGTAATGAATTAGTTTTAGAAACTCAAGCCGCAGGTGGTGGATCTAGTTTTGAATTTTATCCTGAAGGAAATTATTATTATTCTGCATTTCTAGATTTAGGAGATGTTTATACAGTGCGTCTTCAATCTTTAATTGAAGCGGAAGGTTACACAATTGCCGATCTTATGTCAAACTGGACAACACTTGCTGATGTCGCTCAACTTTCTTCTGCAGCTGTATCCGATTGGGGTGTAGAAACGTTCTATAGAGGGCGTGACATAGCCGTGACAATATCTAACTGGACTACGTTGGCATCAATTGATCCAATGAGTTCGGGTGAAGCAGGGGCTTGGACTGATTGGCGTAAGTTTACTATAGGAGATTTTACTGCACGTATCTTTCAATTCAGGTTAAAATTGATTAGTAATGTACCAACAGTTTCACCGAGAGTTTTTGAAGCTAAAATAAGGTCAGACATGCCTGATAGAGTAGTAAGTTTTGATAATTTATTGTCTTCCGTTTCTGGTAGCACAGTGACATACGACCCAGCGTTCAAAGGACCTGGAACAACTCCAGCGATTCAGATAACACAAGACAATGCGAGTCAGGGTGACTATTATACGATAAGCAATAAAAGCTTAGAAAGCTTTGATATAACTTTTTACGACAAAAACGAATGTTGCTGTAGCTAGACAGTATGACGTACTCGCCAAAGGATTTGGATTTAAATACATAGGAACAATATAAGTTTAGGAGAATAACATGAGTCAAGGTAGTATTTTCGTCATCAATCGATCCCAACACAACTTCAGGTACTCAGCTCGCCACAATATTAAATGATTTTAAAGATGCTGTGGTCGCAGGGTTTTGTACTAACGGTGGAACAAGACCAGCAAATTTAGCAGCTGGTGGGTACTGGATAGATCAACAAAACGATCCAGTCTGGGCATATAATATGTATGACGGAACAGATGATATTACTATATTCTCCGTTAACACTACTACAAATTCTGTAAGCTTCGGTTCAGCAGGTGACAGTCTTGAGATTCTAAAAAGCTCTGATGATTCATTAGGTGCTATTCTAAATCTAGTTAAAGAACGTGCTAGTGGTAGTCAAACCCAAGACGGTGATACTATCGGTGAAGTTAATTTTACAGGTACAACTGCAGATCCGGTTCAAGAGATAATGGCTCAGGTTAAAGTCGTATCAACTGATGTTGTGACGAATAGTGCTCATGGATCTTACATGACCATTTCGAATACTCCCGATGCCGGAGCAACTTTAACGGAAAGAATAAGAATACAAGAAAATGGAAAAGTCGGTTTTGGAACTACAACTGCCGATAAGAGAATACACGTAAAAGGAACAAGCACTACAGGAGATATTGAAAACGAAATAGCAGAAGATTCGACGGTAGGTCCTACATACTTTTTAAATAAAAAAAGAATCGCTTTAAGTGGTCAAGTTCTTTCAGGCGATACGATAGGTAATATCGACTTTATAAGTACGGATCAAAACGGAGATGACAGAACTCTTGGTAAGATTCAAGTAAACACCACAGAAACTACTCAGTCTTCTCAACACGGATCTGAGGTGGTTGTCCAAACCGTTATAGACGGTACTACTGCTTTAGCAGACAGACTTAAAATAAATAATTTAGGAAAATGTTGAAGTCCCAGGAAACTTAACAGTAACAGGGGATTTTANTGTTGATGGAACAACTACAACTGTCAACACTGGTGTACTAGATGTTGAAGATGCAAACATTACAATAAATAAAAACGGAACTCAAGCAACTGCTGACGCTCAAGATTCAGGTTTCACTGTTGAGATGAGTGACGCGACTAACGCAGGAATCGGGTACGATTCAACATTAACTTCTAAATTTAAAGTTGGCGAGATTGGATCTGAAATTGAAGTTGCTGATGTTTCAAGTTCTCAGTCAATGAGTAATAAAACAGCGACAACGTACTCTATTGTCGCTCCTAGTAGACTCGATGTTAAACAAGATACTTTCGCAAACCTTACAACTTATGCCGGATCTGCAGCTGACGGACAAGTTTGTTTTGCTACTGATAATGGAAATTATTACGGGATTAAAGACAATGCCTTAGTTGATTTAGGAGGAGGCGGTGCCGGTGGAGATGCTAATAACATTCATTTGATTCTAGCTGGTGATTTAAACGATGTCACTGATGTTGATCTTACTGGTAATAATGCAGAATTTGACGGTGGTGGAATAATAACCGCAAGTTCATTAACTCTTTCGACAATTACTACTGATTTAATTAAATCTTCTAAGGTTGTTAAATACGATCCTAACGCTGATGGCTCGGGTGATTACTTTGGTTTCACTAAATCAATACCAAGAGGACTTAGAGGTAGATCTCTTGGATTTTTATTTGAATACAGAACAGATTCAACAACTGTTGACGATGATTTTAGATTTTCTTTTAAACAAAAGGATGGTACAGACATCGGCAATGTTGAATATTTTAACCTTCCTGCAGCTTCGAATACTGATGGCAATTCCAAATTATATATAGATGCTTCTTTCATAGCTTCCGATTGTACAGAAATTGAATTTGGTATTCAAAATCAATCAACAACCACAACTGTAGAATTTTATATTGATAATATATCAATCAGCGCAAAACCTTTTACTTCAACTAACATTAATCAAATGACAGGTTGGACCGATTACACACCTACTACATCAGGTTTAGGAACAATCTCTGTCGGATCAGTTAGATACAGAAGAGTGGGAGATACTCTTCACCTGCAGGCTAGATTCGATACCGGAACCGCAGCAGCAAGTGAAGCTCAATTCGGATTGCCAGGATCTTTAACTGTTAAGTCGGGCTTGAGTCTTGAAAGTGTTGGTTGGGCGCAACGAGGAGGAAGTAGTGCTGATTTTTCTCACTTCTCTGTTTTAGCTACAGGTGGTGACTCTTTTGTTAATTTCGGTGCAAGAAATGACAGTATTAACAATATTGATACTGCACAAAACGGAAACGCGATTTTCGGATCAACTGAAACAGAATACATAAATGCATTCATACCTATAGAAGGTTGGCAGTCAACTGTTGAACATGTAATCACACCTAAGAAAGTTAACAAATCGTATAGTGAAGCAGGCGGTGATTTCACTATTACTGGAACTAATTGGACTACTGGAAACGCAACTGCTTTTCCTTACGTGACATCGGAAGGAACATGGAGGGTAAAGTTTAATATAGAAGGTTCCGTATCAGTAGCAACAGCCGCGTTGACTTTAACATTTAGTGGAATATCTCTCACTTTTATTCAACCGTTTTCTGTTGCGAGTTTCGGAACTTTTGCACCTAATGGTAGATCAGGTGGAGCTGGAACAAGTACTTTAACAATTGATAATACAGCAGCAATATCAAATTTTTATATTTCAGGAGATGTAGAACTGCAGAACAAACCGACATGGGCCGATAACGTTGGAACGAATTTCTTGGCGGCTGTTCCAGTTACTAAAACTGTTACGCTTCAAGAAGAACAAACACAAAACTCTAACGGATCTAGTTCTAGTATTTCGTATGCAACAATGGTTTTAAATAACAGCTATGATGATACAGAAATAGTAAATCTTTCGGCTAATGAGTTTACATTATATCCTGGAAGACATGTGATTAAATGGATTAGTCCTGGTTATTCTAATCAAGTAAATAACTTAGACGGACATCAATCAAGACTCTATAACGTGACAGATGCAGTCGAAGTTCGATTAGGTTCTACAGGATTTTCTAGAACAACTTCAGGTGGTGAGATCGAAAAAAGTGAATCTAAAGGTCAAGCTGTCGTAGTTCTAACTGAGCAAAAAACTTTCAGGATTGAAAGAATAGCAACCAATGCTATAACTGGAGGTTTTGGCACAGGTGCGAACTTAGACACTGAAGTATACGGCCAAGTTTTTATTGATAAACATACTTTTGAATAAGGAGATTTAAATGAGTGATGTTGAAATAGGAATAACTGTGACAGGTATCGTAGTTGCAGGATTAGTAACATTTTTGTCTACTGCTATAACTATTCTTTTTGGTATATTAGTATGGCAAATGAAGTCTCTAACGTCTTCAGTTCAAATACTGAACGAAAAAGTTGCAGCAATAATAACAAATACCGAACGGCATGATTCGGACATACAGTTAATCTTTCGATATATAAAAGAAATGCAGAGTAATAAAAACTCTGATAGTGTATCTTAGAGACCATTAAGTAAAACAAGGAGAAAATAATGGACGTAGTAAACCAAAAAATTGAAGTAAGCTCAGAAGCAGAAGTAGAGATTTTCATTTAGATGCTGGCATGGTTGCCAAGGTTGAGTTTAAATATAAAGGCAAATTGGGAGGGGCTGGTGCTTATGGGTACGTTCCTGCTGTAGACCTTGTAGACAAACTTACCGATCTTATTCCGGGTGAAATAGATGACACTTTATTAGATAACTGGATCAAGAAATTGGCCGATAAAAAAACCAACGCTTAATCCAATGGGCGACTTATTTAAAGAGCTAGTTTTCGATGAACTTGTAAAGCTTGCTATTAAAAAGCTTATTTCAAAGTTCGCATTTTTAGGTTGGGGACCAATAGGAATATTGACTAATTTTGCGGTCACTAAATTTGCGGAAATGCTTTATGAGAATCTCGAAGAATACATTGAGATGAGGAAAATAGCTTTTCGAAATAAGAAGTTGGAAAAAGAGTTTAATAAAAAAGCAGTCCATCTTAAATTGATTTCGCGTCAGTTTGAGGTGGACTCGCCTGAATTCCTGGAGGCAAAAAATGAAGCTAAAAAAGCTCTCTCAAATATTGTTATGTTTGATTCAGCTCGTGGTGATTAGTTGTGGATCAATAAGCTTAAAGAACGGAACAGTTTGTTCAGTTACATCGACACTTCAAAACGGTATGGACTGTGCTGAAACTTTAACTACAAAAACAAAGTCGATCGACTTCGATGAGATGGTAGAATTTTTAGAACCCAATGAAGATGAATTCAGAGCTGGAGCTTTGTGCATGTCTACTATAGATTGGAATATATTAAAAACTACTTTAGATCAGGCATGTTCTTTATTGGAAAATAGATGCACTAAGAAAATCAAAAAACAAATCGAATCTATTGAGGGAAACGTTAATGGATTAAAAGCAAAAGGACTATATCATGCTTTCGGAATTCCTGCAGGAAGCGTTCAAGGAAATGAACGTTCAAGAGATTAAAGGTAAAAACCACAATCAAAGAATAATTCAATATCACAACTCCACATCACTCAAGGCTTCGACAGATGAAGTTCCTTGGTGTTCTGCATTTGCCAATTTCATTGTCCAAAAGTGTGGAGATACCGGAACGAATAGTGCTCTTGCTAGATCATGGGAAAAATGGGGGGAAGAATTAAAGAAACCAGTCCCAGGTTGTATTGTTGTCTTTAGTCGTGGAACAAACCCTATGTACGGACATGTTGCTTTTTATCTATATGAAACTAAAAAATACATATACGTCCTTGGAGGGAACCAAGGAGATGCGGTCTCTATAAAACCTTATGATAAGTCCAGAGTAGTATGTTATCGAACGAACAAGTAATCACGAAATAGAGTTTATGTAAGCTTTGTGGACTCTGTGTTCTGTTGGGTAATACCTGTGGAAAACTTTATCCCAACCTTTAAAATAATTGTTCTTTCTAACTAACCATGAAACAAGATTGAAAGTTAATTTAAAATTAAATGATTGTAAAACAAAATAATTTAAAATAAGTCCACTAGTATGTGGAATATTGTCTTGATCTTTTCTCATTCTAATTGCGTCAAAGACCTGAAACAAAAGATATATCCAAAAAAATAGAAATCCTATCCATGGATACTTGACATATAAAAATAAAAAGAAATTGTCTGGTCGAAGTGAATGTCTTCCAAATAATGGAATGTCTTTTTGTTTGACAGGAATTTCTCGTGGACAAGTTTTAATCCAGCAAGCAACTCCTTTCCAATTGTCATGACTGAAATTATTATTAACTTCTCTACCTTCATGAAAATAGTAGTCGCTAATGTATTTAATAATTTTAATTTCAGTGTTGTGAGAGTAGACGTTATTTAATATATCAGCCTCACAATCGAAAAGGATCTCATTGCTTGTCCGGTTCATATAGTCTTTCCTCCGTTCGCCTCTCGGTTGGAAAGCTTATGATCAGCTCGTGTTTGATTGTATTTAAATTTTTCTATTATTGCTCCACCAAGATCTAAGTTCATGTACCCTGCTAAATCAAAAATTCGAATCATGGTGTCAGCTAATTCCACTTCTATCATATCTCTGTGTGGAAGGTGGTCGTCCTTTAAACCTTTTCTCATTCCCTCAAGGGCTTCACTAACTTCACTGTGAATAAGCGCAAGCTTTGACGCAATTAGTGTTGAAGTCTCTTTTGAATACTTATTGCTCTCATGATTCTTAGAAAGATTAATGACATCTTCATGAGTCCACCATCCTACGTTGAGATTGGTTTCAAATATAGTCTTTGATAAATTGTTTAGTATTAATTTTTCTTCTCTTTCCATCACATTTCTCCTCGTTTGCTATTTTATGGCCCCAAATCTTTTTAAGTTCTATTATATCTTCAGGTTCCTATATTTTTATTGTATAAAACATTAAACTTGTCTTCCATATTCAAATCTTTTTTAGTACCAAGTGATAGGTCCTTTATGAAACCGATAATAAACAACTCCGTTTTTTCTAACAATCCTCCTAATGCTGATTGTTTTCACGAATACTTCTCAACAAACTTTTTCAAATCCTCAATGTTCTCAAGAACAGATTTAGCTTTTTTAATCCCCATTGATACGATTGGGTATTTTTCAGGTTCACCGTTATTAAACTCTCTAACCACAAATAAAGGGTTTCCTTTGAATTCTTCTTCTAGAACTTTAACTGTTTTCATAATTTCTCCTTCTTGATTAAGACTTTTCTATTCTCTCTCTTCTTGGTGAGAGTCCAATCCAAATTGTGATGAGTGCATTTTTTAATGATTCTTCTCACAGTATTGGACACACTAATTGTACTATCAAAAGGTCGGTTATCTCTTTCAAAAANNAAAAAACTTATTTCCTCTAAAGTCATTTTCTTTCGACCTATAATTTTTATTATCTTTTGCTCTCGCTCGCTAAAGATGTCTTTCATTATTTACTCCCGATTATTATTTTATTAGATTCTTCTATATAATATCTCCAGTCGACATCATTCCAATTAAAATCGGAGGCAACATTACATTGCTTCACTTTCCAACCAGATTGGACTGAAGTTTCAACGATTGCATACTTGCTTTTATTCTTGGTGTGTATTCGTTCATCCCAAACATCTCTTCCGATTTCGCTTAGTATTTGATTGAAGTATTCATCTTTTAATTTACTCTTTCTTTTAAATTGTCCTACTTCACCTTTAGGCGGAGCGACTTTTTTCATCGGTTGACCATCCGTTGAAACATAGTAGCGAACAGTTTTTAATTGTTTCTCTTCGCCTATGAATAATTTAGAAGCTCCAGTAGCTTTGTATCTCAACATGAAATCAAAAGGATTTGTGACAAGTCTTAAAGCTCCTTCCACCGGCCAAGAGTGAGTCATGACTTTCTCAGCTGCGATCTTAGAAGCAAGATTCGAAAAGTTTTTATTCCACCATCCATCATATTCTTTATCATTGCTTGGATACCAGTATGTTCCTTTTTTCTTTAACTTTCCGTTCATTGTTTCAGAAATATAATTGTTAACATCTCTTATCCACATTCTAGAATAATCTACTCTTTCTAAAACTAGTCCTGTCATCTTTTCCCATTCGCTACACCACAACTCGAATAGATATTCATATTTTTTATTAAGTCGAACTGTAATGCCGTCAGTGTTACCTTGAATTAATTCACAGTCGGGTATAAGGTCTATCATCTCTACAAGTTGTAGTATTTGTAATTGACCGTTAATGGTAACGGAGAAAGTATATTGCGGATCATAGAAAGGAGAATAAGGATTATTGCTGTTACCATATGCTCCGTTACCTGCAAGTTTCATTGCGAGATTTCTTGCAGTACCCTTAGCATATTTCGCTCTATCTTCTTTAATTTGTTTATAAGCTTCGACAAAATTCTGTCCAAGATGTTCAGGAGAAAACCTGTTAGCAATGGCAACGGCAGGATACATGCCAGCAACATCGACATCGATAATCTGATGGGTTTCGGTAGTCTCGAATATTTTATTTTCTGCTGAAGCATGTACTCCTCCTACTCCGAAGTGAAAATGAAGTCCTGACAAATCAGCTTGCAACTTAGGACGTTCTGATTTTTCTATAAATATTTCTTGGTTCTTAAACCAGTTTAAAGTTTCTATGTATGGTTCAGTTCTAAAATGTATCTTGGGTAAAATTATATTTTTAAAAGCAATATGAGTTCTAAATGTTTGACGAGGTTTTCCACCTGAGAAACATTTGCCTTTACCGAGTCGTGAGATCATATACTCAGTGCCGATCTTAACATCGGAGAAATTTAAAACATCTCCGGTAAGAACTCCATCGTTTAGAAATTCTCTTCTCATGTCTATGTGGTGTTCAACTTTTGTTAAAAAATTCTCAGTCTCAGTTACATCGTGAACGTTATACTTTTTAAGTTTATCTTTTTCTTCATTGTTAAGATCTCTAATATCAAATGGTAGATCTTCCAAGGAATGCGATCTCATAGCGAACTGTAAAGCTTTAAGTGATGTCATCTTTGCTTTGTTATCGAAGTGACAAACTTTTAAAAGATCTATTTGAGGTATCAATCTTGTCGAGACACCATAACCTTTAACTCTTTTATTATATCTTTGAGCTGTGATTATTTTTTGTGCAATATCATAAGCAGTTTGATAACCGAATGTGTATGGGTTTATCATAAGATCGTGAATAATGTGATAGTCAAATCCGAGATTATTAAAACCAACCATCTCTGCATTGATATTTCTTAAATACCCCAACCAATTAAGAAGACTCGCTCTCTCATTCATTCGATCTGAGATCTCATAAATTTGAACTTCATCCGAATCTTTAAACTTTCCACAGAAAGTAAAAATGTTAGGGTAAGTTTCGATGTCATACGTGTAGAAATTAGGTTTCATTGTCACCTTAAATGCTCGCTAAAGAAAGGGTTTATCTACTTTCAATAGCGAGCGTAATGTTACTAACCTTGGTATACACCTGGCATTTGTCCTGGCATGTTCGGCATCATTGGATTTTGTTGATGACCACCTTGAACAGGCATGTTGTTAGGAGTACCTGGAGTCGGTACTTGGTTTACTTGAGGACTACTCGGCATCCCTGGAGTAATCGTCGGTGTTCCTTGTGGTTGCATTGTTTGAGGTAACACTCCGTAGTTCGGATTGACTTGAGGAGCTTGTCCTGCTGCTGGCATTTGCTGTTGAGGTACATTCGCACCTGGCATTTGTTGTTGTGTGTTTGGAGATTGAACGTTTGGCATAGCACCTGCTACAGGTTCTACAACTTGTCCTACATATGAAGGAGCGGCTTGTCCAAATATTTGATCTCCACTCGGAGTGTTGATGATTTCTTTTCCAGGTCTAATTAATTGAACAGCCGAAGGGTTAACGTAAAGTCCAGGCTTACCTTGTCCAACTGGAGGGTGAGCTTTTATATTTAGTTGAACGTTTACGTAATCTCCAACTTTAATTCCTTCATTAACCAAGACATTGTTCCCACCTTGAAAGATAAAAAACTTAGGTGGAATACGAGTTGTACAACTTATAATCATGTGACCTTTATAACCTTCTCTATCGGCGTAAGAGTTTCCTTTTTGATCTATGTCTGTGTCACCGTCTTTGTACTTTAAAGCAAAACCTGGAGGAAGTTGACCACTTGGATAAAGAGATAAAGCTTCACCATGTAGAGACTGATAAGCTTTTACATATTCCGCATGATTTTGACCTGTAGCTGGATCTAGTTTTGGTACGGCCAAACCGAAGCCATACTCTTTAACAGGTTGTCCGTCATTACCGTAAACAGCTTGTCCAGTGTTGTAATCTGTTTTTTGTTTTCCTTCAAAAACCGTTGGTCCAGTACACCATACGATTCTACCTTGAACTACTAAGTTCGTTCCGTTACCTTGTGTTGTCATTTAATTTCCTCCGTTTGGATCGGTTGTTCCAAAAATCTTATTTCCGATTTCTGTTGAATTTTTCTTTTCTAATTTAACACCTAAGAATCTCTTCTCAGATAATTGTTTTACTAAATCTTTTGATACTCCAAGCTTCTCAGCTTTACTAGGTGACATGACATTCGTTTCCGTGATGTCTTTGTTTGTCATCATTTGAATAGCTTCAGGACTTACACCTTTCTTCCAAGCTCTATGTCCATACTTTTCAGATACAACATAGCCTGGAATTATTTGACCTTGCTTTATTCTAAGAGCACCTAATTCGTTTAAAGAATCTTCCTTTATCTTTATAACTTCTTTAGCTCGTTTAACTTGATCAAGTTGAGCTGCAAGTTCTTCATCGGTTAAACTATCTTGATGGAACTCAGTCGTTATTTCAAGTGCTCTATAAAATAATCTACTGAATGCAGGACAAGCTTGAGCTGCGCCTTTACAATATTTACATTTGTCTGAAGTTCTAAGCTCATTCTTACCGTCCATGATCTCTTGCATTCGAGTTTCGATTCTTCCTTTATAATCAAGTAACTCTTGGTAAGTGATTAACCATTCTCGAACCGGACCATTTTCATGATGTGGTCTAGGTTGATGAATCTTAAAAGAGACCTCCTCGAATGGTCTACCAAGTCTAATCATTTCGCCAATTGCGTAACCAAGAAGTTGCCAGTTCTCTTTAACCTCAACAATGCCCCAACCATATTTTAAATCTTCAATACAGAGTCTGCCTTCTCGATCGACAAAGCAAATATCATATTGGCCACGGATCTTAATTCCAGATCTTGTCATCCAATCAATTCTTGTTTCACATAGAACTTTCGATTTAGGATGAACTCTCGACATGATGTGATCATAAACATTTTGACCATGAAACTTCATGTCATCATCTATGTAGACACCGTTAGAAGCATTCGGAGTTAAAGATTGTCCGGTTAATAACCTTTCAAGATGTTCACCTGCTGCAGTTCCATTTTCTGCTGCCGGTCCAGCTTTAACTTTATGTAAATCTAGGTAAACAAAACCTGGGCAAACCATAGGTCTTGCTAAACCTGAGCATCTAATTTCCATTAACCAACCTGCGTAATTAATTTATGTTCTGTGAAGTTTTGAAACATTACTGCTTTTTGTTCTGGGGTTACATTCCAGATCTCATCAACTTGAAAATAAGATTTCAATTGATTCACATAATCTTGAGTTATTTTTCCAGTGCTAATTAATCCAGATATAATCATTGGAAAGTTTTCAGTAAATGTTTGAAGTGTGTGACCATTTTGTATTGCAAAGTTTGGCATTTGAACTGCTGTGTTTTGAGGTGGAACTTCTACTGGAGTTTGAACTGCTGTTACAGTAGTACCTAATTCAGCTTTAACTTGATCAACTAAAGATAACTCAACACCCCTTTTAGCTTTCCATCTACCATCGGCATTTTGTTTCTTAGATGAAGCATGAATTCTTTTATCCCATGGGATACCTTCAGAATCTAAATCTTCGCTCACCTCTTGAGTTGGAGCTACTTCTACAACTGCTTTTCCTTTATCAACGTGTTGAGCTGCTACAACTGTTAAATCTTTTTGAACTGATCCACCTAATGATCCTGATTCTAATTCTTGGTTAATGTCACACACTGCTTTTTTAAGTTCTTCTAGTGTTCGACCTTTAACGATAACTTGATACATAATTTCGTCTCCTTTAATTTTTCTTGTGAACTAATAAATAAATAAACGCTTTACAAACGTCAAGTAAATATTTCATAGTAACGACATGATTAATTTGAGACCTTATCAATCCGACATAAAAACGAGAGTTTATGAAGCTTGGAACGAAGCGTACAAAAACGTTTTAACTTCGTGTTACCGACCGGCATGGGAAAAACTAAGACATTTTGTTCATTAGTCATTGACAATTTAAGTCCACCAAGTAACTCAATGTCGACCGCTATAATGGTTCATCGAAAAGAGTTAGTTCAGCAAATATCTTTAACGTTAGCAGAAGAAAGTATTCCGCATAATATAATCGCTTCAAGTAAAGATGTTAGAGGAATAATTGCAGCTCAAAGAAGAATGTTTAAAAGACAATTCTACAATGCAAACTCTAAAGTAACTGTAATATCTGTTGATACTTTAAACGCTCGTCACGACCCTTATAAAAATTGGTGCAAAGGTGTTCAGCAATGGATTACTGACGAAGCAGCTCACGTTCTTAAAGAGAACAAGTGGGGAAAAGCAATCAGTTATTTTGAAAACGCTAGAGGTTTAGGAGTAACAGCAACACCTGAAAGACTTGATCGAAAAGGATTAGGATCTCACGTTGATGGAGTCTTTGACATCATGGTCGAAGGACCGAATACACGTTGGGGAATTGATAATAACTATTTAAGTAAATACAAGATCGCAATTCCTGAATCGGATTATAGAAACTACTTAAAGAGTTCATCGGATAAATCAGACTATTCTAAAAAAGCAATGGCCGAAGCTTCAAGTAAATCTCATATTACAGGAGATGTTGTTGATAACTATAAAAAGTTTGCTGATGGTAAACAAGCCATTCTTTTCGCTTCAGATGTAAAGACCGCTTATGAGATGGAACAAAAATTTCTTGAAAACGGCATACCCGCTAAGTCGTTAGATGGAACTACTCCCGATGGTCAAAGACTTGAAGCTCTTATAAAGTTCAGAGAAAAAGAGATTAATGTTTTAATTAACGTTGATTTATTTGACGAGGGGTTAGACGTTCCAGGAATTGAATGTGTGATTATGGCAAGGCCGACTAAATCTCTTGGTAAATATCTACAGATGATCGGACGTGGACTTCGAATTGCTGAAGGTAAACCTTATTTAATTTTAATAGATCACGTTGGAAATGTTATTGAACATGGACTTCCATGTAAACGTAGAGAATGGACACTCGATAGAATCAAGAAGAGTTCCAAGAAATTAAACTTATTAAGAACTTGCGGAAACGTAACTTGTAACTCACCTTATGATAGGGCTTTAACTGTATGTCCGTGGTGCGGTGAAGAAGCTTTAAAGAGCACTAGATCAGGTGATGGACTTGGGAGAACTCCACCGGAAGCTGTTGATGGTGATTTATTTTTAATTGATCCTGAAACATTAAGAGAGTTAGAAGCTGGAGCACAACTTGAAGATCCTGGAAGAGTTGGGCAAAGAGTTAGTAAAGCTGCCGGAGGTGCTGCAGGATTAAAAGCAGTTAAAAATCAAGCAGAGAGAATCAATACACAAAAAGAATTAGCTGAAGCAATTGCTACGTGGGCCGGAATTTTAAAAACTTACTACGGTTACACAGACAGACAAATACATAAAAAGTTTTACATTCATCACGACCAAACAATAACGGAAGCTTTAGGTGAACCTAAAAAAGATATGGAAACATTAATAGAACAACTAAAAGAGACAAGGAGATATTAGAGGTGGGACAAGAAACTAAAAATTTATACATTGTAACTATAGTGTTCGGTGAAAGAGATAACGAAGGCTAGGAAGAAAAAGAAAAACAGTTTATGTTGTAGATGACTCAGTTTTAAAAGCAGCTGAAAAACTATCAAGAGTTCTAACAACCGATGAAGAATTGTTTGATATTAAATTAGCTAGTGAGAATTGTTATGTTTAAAGACGAAGCTCAAGTACAACAAGAAATTCAACTTCACGCTAGAGGTCATCATTGTCATCTAATGCGAAATAACTCCGGTGCTTTAAAAGATGAAACTGGAAGGTTAGTTCGTTACGGTTTAGGTAATGTTTCTAAACAGCACAACGATAAAATAAAGTCCAGTGACTTAATCGGATATACCAAGATAACAATTACACCTGAAATGGTTGGCCTTGAAATCGCAGTCTTTACAGCAGTAGAAGTCAAGAAAGAAAATTGGAATGAAGATAAAAAGTTTGACAAAAGAGAAACCGCACAGAGTAACTTTATAAATTGGGTAGTTATGAATGGAGGTTTCGCTGGCTTTGCAAATCACATTGACAAACTTGTGACAATAATACGAAGATAACGATTACCCATTGGATAGACACCGGAGTAATTACCGTGTTGAAAAGTCGGTCGTCTCCCGACCTTCCAATGGGTTTTAAACGAGACGCAACAACGAGACGAAAAATGAAGGAAAATTTGAAAGACATAAAAGGATTTGAAGGTAGCTATCAAGTCTCAAATCTCGGAAGGGTTAAAAGTTTAGATCGAAACATTGTTAAGTCTGACGGAAAGATACAAAAAACTAAAGGTAAATTACTAAAACTAAAGGTGCAGAATACAGGCTATTACGAAGTCACTTTAAAAAGGAATCAAGAAGCCTTTTATAAATTAGTTCACCGATTGGTTTTATCTAATTTCAAACACAGTTCCAATCTTCTTGCCAACCATATCGACGGAAATAAAAAAAACAACAATATAAATAACTTGGAATACACAAGCCATATTGAGAACATGAAACACTGGTGTACGGTTTTAAGCGGAAAAGAAAAATACGGAGTTCACTTTCATAAGAAAAATAGGAAATGGATAGCTCAAATAAACATCGGAGATGTGCCTACTTACTTAGGTTCTTTTAACGATAAAGAAGAAGCTCACGTTATATATTATTTAGTGTATGTTTTATGGCATGGAGTATCTCCTTGGTAAACTGGAAAATATTTCCATTAACTCTCACTTTTGATGGTCGTAAGGTTCCTATTAAGGAACTCAAAAACTGGAAAGAAAAAGCATCGAACGATCCTGCTGTAATAGCCAATTGGCAAAAACTTTATGGACATAAAATAAAAATGTGGGGGATACCTTGTGGTCCTGAAAACGGAATACTCGCTCTAGACGTTGATGTAAAAAGTGGTGGACTCGAAACAATTAAAAAATACCACGTTCCAACTACAATGAGTCAAACAACTCTTTCAGGCGGTAAGCATTACATTTTCAAATATCCTGAAGACGGAAAAGTTTATGGAAATAAAGTCGGCTTCGATGATGGTTTAGATGTCAGGGGTGATTCAGGATATATCGCTTGCTATAATATCGATAATACCCCAATCGCAGAACCTCCCGAATGGTTTAAAGAAGTCGCTATCGCTGAGAAAAAACGAGAAGTCAACATAGAAGATGCGGTTTCTATATCTCCACAAATTGTCAATGAAATTTTAAAAGAAGCTTGTGACAATATACGCAACGCACCTGAAGGTGAAAGTAACAATGTTCTTAATGTTGAGTCATACAAAGTAGGTCAACTCTTGGCTTCTAATAGCATCGATCGCACAGAAGCCTACAATGAGCTTTTTAAAGCTGCAAAAGATCGAGGCAAGCCTGATTATGAGAGCACGGCTACAATCAACTCAGGCTTCGAAGGAGGATCTAAAAATCCTATGACTTCTCCTTTCGGAAATGCTGAACCTGTACTCACAATTCCAGAATTGGAACAGGAAATAAATGACCGTTGGACTCCATCATTTTTTACTAAATATGACTTGACAAATCTGAGCAATTTAAGGAAACCGCAAATCTTTAAAGACTGGTCAACTGAAGATATTCACATCACTACTGCAGATGGTGGTACAGGTAAGACAACTCTTAAATTATGTGAAGCAATTGCACTTGCTTTAGGTGAAAACTTTCTAGGCTTTGAATGTAAAGCTCCAGGTCGAACACTTTTTATAACTGGAGAAGATACCAAGGAAAAGATCGGAGCAATGCTCGGTGCGATTTTAAAGCAAATGGATATTCTCAACGATAAAGAAAAAGTTTCTAGAGTGATGAATTCTATTTTAGTTAAAAAAGATTCAGACATGATCTTAATTAAAAAAGATAAGCAAGGTTTTTATAGTATTAACCCTGAAGCAATGAACAGTGTCATGCAAGCTGTTGAAGATATAAGACCTAAGTTGATTGTCTTTGATCCGATCTCTAGTTTTTGGGGTAGTGAATCAGCACTTAACGACATGTCACGAGCTGTTGCAAAATTCATGTCTGAGTTAGTTGAAAAAAGTAAAGCGTGTGTTGAAGTAATTAATCACATGGGTAAAAGTTCTTCTAAAGATAAAGACATGACTCAATTTGCAGGTCGTGGTGGTACAGCACTTCCATCTCACTCAAGAGTGTCGAGAGTTTTACGTCCAGTTTTTGAAGATGAGTTTTGAAGAACTGGTAGGTTATCCTTTAAAAGATGGCCAATCTGCAATGTTGTGTAACGTGAATAAATTCTCCGATGGATCACCACTTTACAATAAACCTTTTTTAATTGTGAGAGAAGGTTACTTATTTTCTAAAGTCACTTTAGTTGAACAAAAAATTGCTGAAGAATTAGAAAAATCAACTGACACTGAAAGAGTGTTTGCATTTGTTAAAACTGAAAGAAGCGATAGTCGTTATCCAAATAAAAATGTTATAATTGCTAACTTCTCTGCTGCACGAGATAAGATCAGCAAAGATAGAACAGCACGAGCAATTGAAATGTTAATATATCAAGGTCACATGGGCGAGAAATTAAAGATGGTAGAAAACCCTGACATCGAAGCAGGTGGAAAAGTTTATGTTGTTACCGATATGGAAGGAAGAGAATTATGAAAGTGAAGTGTTACTGTAAGGGAAAAAAGATTTGTAAAAATTGTAAGAAAGGATCTAAGAAAGCAACATTTTGTAGAACCTGTTTAGGTATCGGTTGCAAAAAGTGTCTTAAGTATCATTAAGCTCTTTCTCTTCTGAATTGTAGCCGGTTTTTTCTAAATACTTCATAAATATAATTACAATCATCGACTCCATGATTTGTCTTCTTGGTGTGTGTTCCCATTCTGAAACGACATGGCCAATTTCGTGAGCTAATGTAATTAATATATCAATCTTACTGAAAGGCTTTTGCACGACAACTCGAAGGTCTCCCATTGGACAAGTTCTTTTATGGTAATGAAGACAAAGCGTAATTGAATACTTTCCTTTGTGATAGGTCGTTAAACCGTAATAAGGTTGCAACTTATCTAAAGGTATTTTATCGATTGCTTTTATTTCTGTAAGTTTTGAAAGGTTAAGCTTTAACTTTTTTTCTGCAACATCTATAAAAGGTTTAATCCACTCAATCTTTTTTGATATTTTCATATAAGTGTCCGTCGATCTCTGTCCATGAGTCATGCGTGTAATGTATTTTTTGAATTGCCTCGCAGGTTGTAGCATTGATTGTTACTTCTAAGAAGCCTGTGTTCCATGCCGGTAAGTTACCAAGATACTCTGCATCGGGAACGTGCATTCCTGGAGTCTGACTCCAAGTTAATCGTTTTGATAAGTGTGTAAGCGGATCAACATAAGCGTAAGAACAAAGTTGACCAGTGTGGTGATGTCCGTTAGTGCCGGAGATTGATTCGAGTCGTTTATCTGGAATATGACTAGCAACAAAACTATTATAATAGATCCGATAATTTTTTTTAATTTCATTTTTCATGTCCGATTTAGAATAGGCACCTAAATCAAATTTAGAGGCCCAATTAATTTTAAATTCTTCGAGTCCGAATATTTCTGCAAATCCTATTCCTAATACATCTGATAACAGTACTCTCACGTTTGGAGTAGCATCGGCTAATAATTTTAAAAGCCTCATCTCATGATTTCCTGCTATCAGATCTATTTGGGCGGTCGGACAAACAGCACGAAGAGGAGCAAATACCCTCTCTTTTACGAAGTCGAATCTTCCTTTAATATCTATATGTCTTAAATCTACATTGTATTTTCCGAATTCTATTAAATCAAAAACATCACCGTTAAGTATAATTACATCGGGCTGTTTGATATTACATTGTTCAATGAAAATCGAGAGTGTGAATTCGCAAACTTCTTTATCATGCAGATCAGAAGCTACCATTATTTTTTTAATATGGTAAGGTCGATCTGGCATTTCATATTTATTATAATAAGGTAAAACGTTGGTTTTAAAAAATTCTTTATAATGATCAATCGAAGCAGACTTTGCAATAGATCTTTCAACTGCAGCTTGATGTCTGTTAAGTTCAAGTCCAGCTTGTCTTCTAAATTCCTGGAAAGTTCCAAAGTGTCTATTCCAAGTTGAGTCTGAATATTTACCATTAGTTCGATAAAAGTTTCTCGTTATGTGAGTTCCCCAGTTCTCTTTTTGAACTAATCGGAGATCTTCAATGCATTTATCCTTGGTGGCATTAGGATCAAAAGTTTTACTGTGTTCGGAAAGAAGTGCTCTTTGTTTGCTGGATAATTGTGAAAGGAATGCTTCGTCGGCTTCTCGTTTAAAATTAGTCCACGACTTGTATTGCTTTTCAAATTCATGTCGTTTTATTTTTGCAGCTGAGAGAAAGTCGTTCCTAAAAATTTTAAATTTAGGATCTCTAGAGTCCTTTCTCATTGCTACATATAGCTGAATAAAGTCCGTTTCACCCATACGATAATTATACTCATGCGACCTTAGTCATAGCAAACATTACCGTATTGACACACTGAAGTCTTATTGTTTTGATCGGATATTAATTGAAATTCCCAGCGATACAATTCGTAATTTTACTAGCTATCTTAGCATAATCGATCATGTTTAACTTTCTTACTTGACTTGTATTTAGTACAGTCAATCTCTCAATTAAAGTTGCCATATTTCTTGTCTGCATTCTAGGGTCCTGAAAATCTAAGTCAAATAAATCTTCCAGGACAGGTCTTCTAATAATTAAATATTTATATTGAGAGTGTTCGAACAGTTTAGTTTTGAAAGGTCGATCTAAAATGACTACTATGTTATCTTCACCCATTAAAATATTCTAGCATTAGCTCAGGCTTCTTATCAAACAAGCGAAGTAGGCGACTATTTAAAACACTAAAATCTCGCTTGCCATTTAACCATAATCTTACGGCTTGTACTGTAACACCAAGGAATTCAGCAAAGGCCCACTCATCGTAACCGTGGCGATTCATAAAATCTTCAACTTCTTCTGGAGATAACTTCTCACATATAATATTAGGTATTGGCATTGTCATAAATTTCCTCTTTTGTAACTTCTTCTCNTNAATTTCCTTCGAACTCCTTCTTTAATTTTAAATACTCTTGGTACTTCTTATCTTTTGTGGGCTTTGATTCTTTAACTCTGTAATACATGTAACCATCAGCGTGTGGTTTTCTACCTTTTTTAAGAGGTGGTTTAAATGCTTCGATCATTTCCTTATCGAGTAATTCTTTAAATGCGTGTCGGAATGCTCCGCTATCTTCTACTCCAATCTTATGTCTAAGTAGTAATAAAATATCAAGTCCTGCACCTTGCTTTAAAGTCTTCATGAATGTAGCAATCTTTATAGCTTCATCTAGGAAAGTATATTCGTCAGCTGATTCTGGAAGAGATGAATCGAACTCGAAAGGCTTGTGCTTCAACAACTCATTATCAATTGCAAAAGCTATCAGTCTACTTATCGAAACTTTCCTAGCTTCTGCAATTTGTATGATTCTTTCTTTATGATAATCCGATACAAAAGTTTGCATCTTGGTAAGATTTCTATCGTTACTCATCGGAGTCTCCATTAACTTATATGCTTGCTCTTTTTGTCTTTAAAATATCTAATATGTATCGTCAGTGAAAAGATATCTTTTAAACTTATCCATATAATAGTCATTCACATCTAAAAAACCAGCAGAATACCAAGAATCGCTGAAGTCTGCCCACATATCTTCTATTATGTCATTGTGAAAAACTTGTAAATACGGAAGTTGACCTTTTATTATTTCAGCATCTAAATCCGTCAAAGATCTATTTCTAATTTTTCCCCATGCCATTATTTACTCCTTTAAAACAACAGTTCAAAAAGAACATGAAACAAATCATTCCCACAATGAGCACAATTGCCATTACTCATCGGAGTCTCCATTAACTTTAAAACCGAAATCAGACATGTCAATTTCTAACTCAATCTCACCTTCGGGTTCATTGCCATGAATTGTTTTTTGCTCATGTGGTACATGTTTTTTGAGACTGTTATATTCCTGGACGGTTTTAATGTTTATATTCTCACCTAACTTTTTCGGCATTCGTTTGATCTTTCTGTATATATTTGCAGTTTCGTGATCAGTGTTTTTAGGAGTTGAAGCGCGTTTTAAAGCAGCTTCTTTTTTCTTTCTCTTTTCACGTTTCTTTCGTTTATCTTTTTTCATTTTGTCAGTTTCCTTATCATCCTATTCCAGTGCTTCTTTCTTATTCGTTTCTTTTATCGCAGCAACTTCTTCATCAGTTAATGCAACAGCTGCAGGTTGTCTTGGTTTCGTTGCATCGATTATCATCTTCTCAATGAAATGATTTTTACAATAATCAATAGCTTTAAAAATATTAATATAAGTCACTGACTGACCTTTGATTTTAAAGTTAACTGATCCGATTAAAATCTTTGCCATTTCATCAGCATCAAACGCTTCGTTTACTTGTACATCTTCAGATTTTTCTGGGGTGTCTTCTGTCATTTTTCTTCTCCTTGATTTAGCTATTTTTTAATTCTTCTCTTGAAATCTCAAATATTATTTCGGCCTTCTTGCCAGAATGAAGCCTCCATGTTGTGCCGTCAAAACTAGGTACTATTCCCATATGCCATAAGTCTACGCATGATTGGAAAGGATTTTCGCCTTGTTTATGTTCTATATATTTCCACTTTTTAATGTTGGGAAATAAACTTGAAGTATAAGCCCCAACCGAATCCCCAACCGAAGCCCCAACCGAAGCCCCAACCGAAGCCCCAACCGAATCCCCAACCGAATACCAAGTTGATAACAACGACAGATGCACTTTTTTATCAAATTTAGTAGCACTACCGGCCAAGGGATTAAATGGAAATAGCGCGTGGTAGAGATCATAATCGATGCACCCCATTTTCTCTATCGTTAATGCTTCAACTTCGATTAGTTCAAGTTTTTTAATTATTGTTTGTTCCTCCCATCTGGTTTTAGCAAAGCCGCAATTAACTGACTTACCACCAACTTCTACCTCAAATACAGATTCGTCTTTTCTTGATAAATTTCTGTAAATAATGGATTCAATATCACCTGCATAAAATCCATGTGAACATTCATTATTTTTATCCGAATCGAAGTTCTCACAAATATATTTTTTGCCAATCTCGTATTGAAAACCTTGATATGGACTTTTTAAATTATTTTTTAAAACTTTATATGCTTTCATCTTTATCCTTCCGACACATCGTTACTCTTATCCCAAAAAACAAAAGGTCGATCTCTATGCCAATACAGCATCGTGTTGCGGTCAATCT